CTTCGATTTCATCAAGAACCACTTCATAAGGGCTCCATAGTCTTCCAGCGGCGACGCTGGGAGCTTGGACTCGATTACCACTCCCTTGACAAGAGGGACTTGATAATCGGGGTCATGCCTGACATCCTGGCTAGGGATGCAGATTGCATGACGACCCAGAAGAGATGACTCTTCAGAGACGTAAGGAAAGGGAATGATCTTCCCTATCCGTTCGTCAAGGAAGGCCACAGAACGATGCAAATCGAGCCAGTACAACTGGTTACGAAGTGCAACGGCTGAGGCAATCTCTTCGACGTGCCGTCTGTGGGTAGGAAGAGGATTACGTACTTTGGCCACCGAAACATCATGACCATCGTAGTAATCCTTCCCACAAGACTCTCTGAACTTACCAGTCCAGAAAGACTTGTCGGAGTTAACACGAAGCCCAAAAGCTTCGAGCTCCCTCACCACAGATTCCACGTATTCTACGGGGACAATAATGTCATCCCCGTAGACGCGCACCCGACCAAACAGCGACTTAACGTCGCGTCTGGTCAACTGGCGATTGAGCTCTCTTTCAATCCCGACGAAAACGATAGTCGCGAAGACTAACGCTTCGAAAGGAAAGCAGAGAGCTGAACCCATCGACGCGAACTTGGCAAGACGTCTAGTCTTTCCAAGTACATCAGCCTTCCGGCTCCTTGTCGCGTCCACCGCTTCCCGTAGGGCGCGGTGATTCTTAACAAGGAGGCGTACATGCTGATTGGAGACTCTGTCAGAAGCCTCACTGAGATCCAGTGTGGCGAGAGTTCCGAATTCGGATCCCTCTCTCGCGAGCCGTTGATTTGGCTCTTGAGATTCGAACATGACGAAATGGCGCGTGTTGTCAGAGCGCGCCATCTCCTCCATCATCACAGAGAGAACGGCCTGTTGCATGTACTGCATACAGGTTGGTTCCACCGCGATAATTCGTGGGGTCTTCAGCGTCTTTGGAACAGTGATCACCCTGACGGGGATCTCTATTCCAGGTTCGAGGATCGTAACTCCGTCCGTCCTGTCAAGGAAGGACTCCGATGGGATGATTTGCTCCCAGTGAGGGAACACGCCTTCCAATCGGCGAGTCCACGTACGCTGTTTATACTTCGCGTTGCCGCGAAGCTTATCAGCGGTGGCGCCAGGACCGTGTTTGGGCACGACTCCATCGTTGTAGATTCGAGAATCTACAGACGAGAAGAAATCGACCCAAAGCATTCGGCCGACTCGAGCGAAATCATCGAGACGATTAGGTTCCGATGATTCCAGCCTTGCGTCATTCTGGCGTACGTCCTGCTCACACTCGACATACCTGTCCAAAGCCTTACGCGTTCTCCTAGGAGAACACGGAAGGTTGATCTTCGCCCACATCAGTGTGAACTGACGTATAGCGAAAATCGCATGGACAGATGGATTGTCGAGCAATCGACCAGCATCAGGATCGAACACAAGACGAAGGAAACCTCCAAGAAATTGGGGGAGACCTCCTCGTCGCTGGAAACCAGCGAATGAGGCGTCGTCGACATAACCTTGGTCAAGACTTTTTTCGAAGTCTTTTCCAAAGTTAGACAGGGATATCGTCAGAAACGATACACCCTCGTGTTCGACCCGCCCCGTGACTGTTTTGAAGTCACGGGTGGTGCTTGTGGCGCATCTTGTCCCCAAATCAATGAGGACAACCTGAGCGAGCATGATCAGGCTTTTCACGATCTCCGCCTTTCAGTGCGGTAGGTCGATCCTCAGCCATGTCTTACTTCGCTGAAAACTGGCTAACCTGTTGTGGCGTGAGCCATTAGCAGGTCAGTTTTCTCCACCCAGAAGCTGGGTGACCCGAGCTCCCGTTGATGCCGTCAGATACGCGACAAGCGCATCTGCGACAGCCTTGGCCTCTGCGACCGAGTACCCGTTCACAGGCGTGTCCACCACGAGCGTAACGCTCATGGATGAACGAACGTTCTGAGAAGGGGTCATTGGGTCCGCAGAGATCTTGGCATTTGAGAGCCGCACGCTACGACGGTTCCGTCGGCCGTACTGATGGCTAACGGAGAGAAGAGTGGTGTTATCGGCAGAGCCGAAACTCCCACTATTCACGCCACTACTGACCCGCGGAAGCGGGACAGCAGTGCCACCGATCGTAACGGATTGAGGGTCAGCGAAAGACATGGCAATGCTCCTTCAGGCTCGGATCCGAG